AGAGAGTAAGATTGATGAGGTTATTGAATAATTTTATAAATCTATAAATAGAAAAAGGGTGGACATATGTTCATCCTTTTTTTTTATCTAAAAATTAATTTTTTTTTACTGAAACTACATTAAAATTAAATTTTTTGAAATAGTCAAGTATTTATTTGTAAATGTAGTAAAAAAAAATAATGAGCAAAAAAGAATCATTAGTAGAAGATACGTTTATCCAATTGAAAAATTTGGAAAATGTTATTGCTGAAAATGCACAAGGAATACTTGCATCCACAATGAAGCAAGAAATCAAAGATTTAGTAAAAGAGTCTCTCAACGAACAAGAAGAGGATGATGAGATTGATTTAGACACTGAGGTTGATACCGAAGTTGATAATGACGAAATGGACATAGATTCTGACGAAGAAATGGATGTGAATACTGAAATGGAATTTGATGATGAAGATATGGATATGGATGTCGATGATGATACAATTGATTTAACTAATGCTTCTGACGAGGAGGTTCTTCGAGTTTTTAAAGCAATGGGAGATGAAGATGGTATTATTGTAAAAAAAGATGATGAGATGTTACATTTATCAGATAATAATGAGGATGTGGAATACATTATCCAACTCGGGGAATCTGAGGAAGACGAAATGGAAATGAACGATATGTTTGATGAAGAAGTATTCGAAGAAGATGACATGCAATTCGATGAAATGTATGAAGAAGATGAAGAAGAAGATGAAGAAGAAGAGGGAGTTATCTATGAACTTGAGTTAGATAGTATGGGTAACGAATTTGATTCCGAAGAAGAAGAAGACGAAGATTCAGACGAAGACGAAGATTCAGACGAAGACGACTTTGAAATAGACGATGAAGAGTTTGTTATGGAGTCATCCAAGTTCAAATCCAAAGGAGTTGGTATGGGTAACGCATCCAAGTTCAAGTATGGTAAAAAACCAAATCAAGGAGAAGGGTTCAAAACAAAAATGAAACAAGGAACCAGAGGAGTTGGTATGGGTAAAGCCAAATTTGAATATAAAGAAGAGGTGAATATGTCTGATGTTGATAAAAAGAAGAAAAAACCTATGGTTAAAAAGGTAGAAACAAAAGAAGCCTCAAGAACATTAGGTAACGGAAAAAGATGGGGTAGAAACGGTTTGGACAAACCAAAAGCGGCACCACGTCATATCCGTGTAGAATCAACAACTCAGGAATATAACCTTTTAAGAGAAAAGAATGAAGAGTACAGAAAAGCTCTTAATCTTTTCCGAAACAAGTTGAACGAAGTCGCTGTCTTCAATTCTAATTTGGCTTATGCCACAAGATTGTTTACAGAACATTCAACAACTAAACAAGAAAAAATAAACATTTTAAGAAGATTCGACAATGTCGATTCTTTGAAAGAATCCAAAGGTCTTTACAGGACTATTAAGAATGAACTTTCCGATAATGGAAAAATGGATAAAACAATTACAGAATCAATTGAAAGAAATGTTGTTAAAACTCCAGCAAGTGGATCAGCAACAAATTTGATTGAATCTAAAACTTATGAAAATCCACAATTCTTGAGAATGAAAGACTTAATGGGAAAAATAAAATAAACAAAAAAAAATAAAAAAACCAAAAAAATGGGAGCATTATTAGAATCAGGTCTTGTTGGTAACATCGGTTTGAAACACCTTAAAGTTATCAAAGAAGACACAATTAACAAATGGGACAGATTAGGGTTCCTTGATGGACTTAAAGGACATCTAAAAGAAAACGTAGCACAGTTGTATGAAAACCAAGCTTCTTTCTTGATTAACGAAGCAACTTCTGAAGGTTCTAACGGAGCGTTCGAAACAGTTGTTTTCCCTATTGTAAGAAGAGTTTTCTCTAAATTGTTGGCTAACGATATCGTATCTGTACAAGCAATGAACTTACCTATAGGTAAATTGTTCTACTTTGTACCTCGTATCCAAGGGTATGAAAGTGGACAAAATCCTACACCTGCTAATGATTATAATGGTGGTGGTACTCACTATTCTCCACTTGGAGCACCAAACAATGCAAATATCAATAGCAATTCAATCGGTGCTGGATATCCAGGAGGAACTGGAACTCCATATTCAAAAAACCTTTACGATTTATTCTACGAAGGTTCAGAAGGTCAATTAGATCCTCCAGGATTGTTTGATTACTCAAAAGGTAAATGGTCAGCAGTTACCGCTACAACTGAAGTTAATGCGTGGAGTAACGGAAATCTTGTACCTTACGTATATTCTTCAGGTGAAAACGTAAGAAAAATAATCGTTAAACTTTGTGGATGGTCTTCAATTGAGGGGTATGGAAAACTTATCGGTCCTGATGGAAATGAAGTTGATTCTGAAACTTTCCTTTCTGACTTGAGAATTTTCGCACCATATGCAAACGCAGCTCTTACAGGTAAAACTCCTTGTAATGTAGTTTACGATTCAAACAACGATCCTAATTCACTTCTTTTCAGAGTTGTTACACAACAATACGGTAAAGGAATTGTTAAATACGGAAATCAAAAATCAACTTCATTCCCTGGTACAGGAAATGGTGGTTCTTACTATGATATCTGTGACAGTGACGGATGTATTTATCTTGAAGTTGATTTGTCTTGTCCTGTATGTGTTGAGTGTGATGCAACATCTTTAGATGGTTACACCGGTACTACATTGACTGCTAACTTGGCTTCTGGTACTTCATTTGTAGCAGTATGGAGAACATACGAAAACCTTGAATTCCAAGACAAGCTTGGTGAGGTATCTTTCGACTTAGAGTCAGTAACTGTTTCTGTGTCTGAAAGAAAACTAAGAGCTCAATGGTCACCTGAAATGGCTCAGGACGTGGCAGCATTCCACAACATCGATGCTGAAGCTGAATTGACAGCGTTGTTGTCAGAACAAGTAGCAGCAGAAATCGATCGTGAAATCCTACGTGACTTGAGAAAAGGTGCGGCTTGGAACCTACGTTGGGACTACAACGGATGGAGAAGAATTGCACAAACTACATCTTACACTCAGAAAGATTGGAACCAAACTTTGATTACAGCAATCAACCAATTGTCTGCACAAATTCACAAATCTACTTTGAGAGGTGGTGCTAACTGGATCGTTGTATCTTCTGAAGTTTCTGCAATCTTTGATGATTTAGAATACTTCCACGTATCTAACGCATCTCCTGAGCAAGATCAGTATAACATGGGTATTGAAAGAGTTGGTACTCTTGCAGGACGTTACCAAGTGTATCGTGATCCTTACTTCCCACCAAACCAAATTTTGATTGGGCACAAAGGAACATCGTTACTTGACACTGGTTACATTTACGCACCGTATGTACCTCTACAATTAACACCTACAATGTATAACCCATTCAACTTCACGCCTATCAAAGGTATTATGACCCGATACGCGAAGAAGATGGTAAATAATCGCTTCTACGGACGAATTACCGTTGATGGTGTACGTACATTTGATTTAAGAGAATTGAGATAATCAAATCTTAAAATAGAATAAGAAAAAGGTTAGAGAAATCTAACCTTTTTTTATTTTCTATAATAGAACTATAGTTTTTTTGGTAAAGTTTCTTATATTTATAGTATATGAAAAAATACGACCCTACTAAAGAAGAATTATCTATTATACTTAAAATGTATAATGAAGAAATGTTAGGGTCTCATACAATATCTTTAAGGACTGGTTTAAGTAAACCAACAATTTTAAGGATACTAAAAGAAAATGGAGTTGTATTGGGACAATCTGGTAGAAGATTTATCGGGGGTAGAAAAATTGCGGATAAAAAATGGAGAGATAGTAATAAAGAATATTTATCTCAGAAATCAAAAAACTGGTACGAACAAAACAAAGAACATAGAAAACAATATCTAAAAGAATACCGTGAAAAAAATATTGACAGAATCCGTGAGGTAAAAAGAACCTATGAAAAAACAAAAAAAGCAAACGATCCCCTCTATAAATTAATAAACAATTTCAGAACTGCTATTTATCAAGTATTAAAAGAAAATAATGTAAAAAAGAATGGACACTATTTTGATATTTTAAAATACACGACCGATGATTTGATTAATCATTTAGAAAATAAATTCACAGATAAAATGACTTGGGACAACTATGGTGAATGGCACGTTGATCACATTTTACCCATATCATCTTTTGACATCAAGGAGATTGGTGATGGTGAATTTATGAAATGTTGGTCGTTATCAAACCTCCAACCTTTGTGGGGTGATGAAAATATACGTAAATCTAACAAAGTTATTTTATAAATGATAAATAATAAATGGGATTTAAACATTAAAGAACTAAAACCTATTTAAACTATCAAATTTTATTTTTACGTTTATACTTATATAATATAAAATCTTTTAAAATGAAAAATTTATTACTTTATTTATTCTTGTTTATTTCAATAACATCAAACTCTCAAACATTAATTAGATATGATTACATGGAAACATGGAATTGGGCAGGATATTGGGCGTTTTTAACCCCAGTGACCCCAATTGGGGGTGCTCTTTTTAATGCTGGTGGGTTTTCAGGATGGGCAACAAATGCATCAGTGACATCAAACGAGAGTGCTCTTTTATATGGTGATGGAAATGGAAGTTCAGGAATTGAGCAAAACTGGTATGTTTTACCAAATGTAACAGGATTAAACCCAAATAGATTATATCAACTTAAATTTAGACTTGCATCTTACTCTTTTTTTTCTCCCTCATCCACATCAAGAGGGGTAGATGGAACGGATTTTGTTGAGGTTCAAGTATCAACAGACGGAGGTGTAAATTATTTTTCTGAACTTAGAATTAGAGGTAACACTAATGCTCTTTGGGGTTATAACGCCACGGGATCGGTTATTCATACCGCAAACGGATCATTTACAAATTCTTTATTTCCTGCTGGTGATATATATCAATCCCCTGCAGGTACAACCACTAACCCCCCTATTTTAAGTAATGGATTAACTTTTATTACATTAAATTTACAACCAAATATTACACAAGTTGCGATTGATATTTTATGTCGGGTAAATTCTGTTGGTGAAGAATGGTGGATAGATAATATTGAATTACTTGAAATTGATCCGTTACCTGTTGAGCTTATTTCTTTTGAGGGTATATCAACAGATCACGGTAATCTTTTAACATGGAAAACGGCATCTGAACAAAACTCTGATTATTATTTGATTGAGAGATCAACAACAGGGGAATTTAATGAGAATTCGGTAATTGGTCAGAAACTTGGTGCGGGGAATAGTAATCAACTTATTAGTTATAATTTTTTAGATAATAATTTTCAAAGGGATATTAATTACTATAGAATAACTCAAGTGGATACTGATGGTAATTTTAAGATATACGGACCTATTGCGATTGATAACAGAAATACTGGAAAAAAATTGGTTAAAATAATTAACTTATTGGGTCAAGAAATTGATGAAAATTATGTTGGAGTAATAATTGAAGTTTATGAGGACGGATCAACAATTAAAAGAATGAGGTAATGTTATTTGATTATTATAGAAGGTTGTTTGTAGTTTTAATGGCTATGTTACAACCTTTTATAATTTATTGGGTATGTGGAGATATTCCATCCATTTCATCATCTTGGGAAACCATTCTCCAACCTTTATTTATAATAACAAATGCTTGTGTTAGTTATTTCTTTTTTGATTTACCAAAGTGGAAAATTTCTTCGGTGTTATTATTATTTTTAACCGCCTTTTCCGTGTCTCAATTTAAAGATATACATAATGTTTTGGCGGTATTATTTTTTATTTCTTGTTTGTTCCCACTATTTGAGACCAAACGATTTAAATTTTATTCCGCATTATATCTAATGTCAATTCCTATATGGTCTTTTTTTGGGATGTATTGGATGGAAACATGGTCAATTGAGGTCTTATGTCTCTTTCATCTAAATATGTTGTTATACGTAAGGAAATTATCCCTTAGAAAGGATTCTAATTGATTTAGATATTACTTCAGATTCACCTAAAGTAAAAGCACCTTTTTTATGAGCCGATTTAACTGACTCAACCAAATAATAAATTGAGTGTTCTTTATCCATAGTAGATAATATCATATCTAAGTGATCTTCAGACAAAAGATTAATTGATCCGAATAAATTACCATATATTTCAATATTATTTTCTTCCATTTATCAATAGTTTTATATTTATAAGTATAGTTAACTATTTTATGAATATAAAGGAAATTATTAAAAGAGTGTTGTTTGAAGCAACATCAACTAGCGGATCTAGAGGAACATATATTGCACCTTTAACCGCTGGATTAAGACCCTTTGAAAAATCTTCATTAGATCCTTTTAATGTATCTGTTTCAGATTATAAAAGTCCACTTGTGCAATATGATAGTTATGACCATAGTTGGGATTTAAGAAGAGGTCAAATTAGTAAATTAGAAAAACAGGCAT